AATGTGAAGAACAAGGCCCAATTCTGGAGGCTTCCAGAGAGGGTCATGATGGTTATGGCGGATGCGCCTAGGGTAAACCCTAAGGCAAACAGTTCGTCTCGAAGTTTGGCGATCACTTTATTTCTCTTCTGCGCAGGCTGGCTCCTACCGCCACAAGTGTATTTGATACGGCGACCAAAGTTCTACGCTCACCAACAGGAATGGTCTGGCCGACCATCTGGAATGAATCGAAGACGCCTGCGAACACATTGATGGTTTCTTGGAATGCTTTTTTGACTTTGGTTGGTGCTTCGTTGAGTACCTGAACTAGTTCTTCGGCCACTTCGGCGGTCAGTTCTTCTACGACGATCTGCTCAAATATCGCTTCGGCTTGGTCTTCGGTTATTGCCGCCAACACTTCAGGACTCGAAGCGATACTCACCGCCTGATCGGTCGTGATATCACTTGCGAGAACTTGCTCGATGGCTGCGACTATCTGTGCTGGTGCCGCATCTTTCAATTCGACCAGAATCTCTGCGACCTTCTCATCGCTTATTGGTTCACCTGGTTCGGGTATCGTGGTAGTTGATGAACTCGATTCTGTTGTTGGTGATGTTTCTTGGATACTTGTTTCTGGCGACGGCTGTGATGTTGGCGGTGTTGTTTCGTCGGGCAGAGTTAGAGGCACGGAAGAATGAACTGGAAGAGATTCAGGCACAGTGGGATCAGGCTCGACAGGAACGGTTGTAGATGTCGTTTCTTCGACTGTGGTTGACGGTTCAGGCAAAGAAGTTGTGGTCGTTGTATGTTGCTCTGGTAAAGAAGTTGACGAACTACTAGTCGTAGTTTGAGGAGGCGTGTAAGGTGCTTGCGTTGTTGTCGGAGCTGGTGCGACAGTTGTGGTCGTCGTTGTCGTGGTACTTGTCGTTGATGTGGTTGTGCTTGTCTGAACTGGTTCTGTGGTTGTGGTCGTTGTTGTGGGAAGGAGTGTTGTAGTTGAAGAAGTGGTTGTTTGTTCTGCAACTGTTGTTGATGTGGTTGATGTACTTGTTGTGGTTGAAGTGGTGGTTGACGAGGTAGTTGCGACGGCTTGTTGAGTGAACGCCGAGTCCGGCACGATCTCCCATCCAGCATTATTGATATTCCACGCAAGCATCACGCAGGTCGCACCGCCGTTCTCATACATCCACAATTCGAGTGGCTGACTACCCGCGTCAAGTTGTAACTGGTTTGACATAGTCCATGTGCAGCCTTGGTCCCACCAGACGCCGAAAGTATTGCCGCCGATAGTTATCTCACCACCATCATCCGAAGCAACCATGAACTCAATGGTTTGATGTTCAGGTATTTCGATAAAGCCTGTCATGTGAACCATGAACAGGTCATAGGTGCAATCTAAATATGGTTCACCTTCATAGTTGCGGTTGATGTTGTTCTCAATCTCTGATCCGCACACCGGATATTCGGTAGTCGACTGAACTGGTGGAATTGCATCAATCGTGTAGTAGGTAGTTTGCAAACCAGGTTGTGCTTCGGCGCGAACGATAGTCGGCCAGAACGACAGAACGATCGCTGGTAGCGGAATCAGCCACCTAGTTAGATGGCGACCCACTCAAGATCTTCTTCACTCCACCTATATGGTCCACCAGTCGAAGGCATCGGTGTTGGTGGTTGCCAATCATTGTTTTCATCTAAAGTCCATGAACCGTATGGTTGTGGTTGCACAAACTCGTTGCGTATCGGGTCATAGGCGTAGCCGATACCTGCGTACTGTTTGCGATAACCGTTGATTGCTGCGTTGTATGAAGTGCGCTTGCAAGTTAGCCCTGAGTGCCAAGGTTGGTTTTCATAGAATTGTTCCCACGCTTCTGTTGAACCGCCAACTTCTACACCGTTGTCTAGTTGTGTAACTGTTTCGTCGACGCCCACAATTACTTTGACCACAACATTGTTGCTATCTACAAATGCGTAATGTGCCACTATGACCAACTCACATTCCCTGAACCAGCAGTAATCGTTGCCCGTTTGAATCCGCCTGAAGCACCTGATTCTGTGCCAGTAAGTCCTGCGCCGAATGTGATGGTGCGTGTATCTGGGTATCGAAGAATTACTACACCCGATCCGCCGCTGCCTGAAGTTGCTGCGCTAGCACCGCCACCGCTACCTGTGTTAGCAGTTCCTGAAGTGCCATTATTGACACTGAATGAACCGTTCCCGCCGCCACCAGTTCCGCCACTGCCGGCGACACTATCGCCGTGTCCTCCACCGCCACCTGCGCGAGTTACAGACGCACCCGTAATGGTTGACGCTGTGCCGTTTCCGCCGTTCGCACCGTTGGCCGTTGTGCCTGTCGATCCGATGGTTGAGGATCCACCGCCTCCGCCGCCGCCTGAACTATTACCTGATGAAGCTCCACCGTCTCTACCTTGCGCTGCCGTGCCTGTGCCAGGAACAAGACTGTTACCGCCTGCACCGCCACCTGAACCGCCGTTACTACCCGCGCCAGCTGAACCACCACGACCACCACCAGTTGATGTGATGGTGCTGAAAGAACTGTTGTTGCCATTTGCTACAGGTGAACCGCCGCCGCCCAGAACGACCGCATATTGCGTTCCTAGTTCAAGTGTTAGAGATGATTCTGCCGCACTACCCGCACCAGATGTTCCTGCGGATGTTCGATAACCGCCTGCGCCGCCACCGCCCGCACCGCCGCCATTACCTCCCGAACCTCCGCCGGCAATGACGAGATAGTCGACAGTGATTGGTGTGGCTGCCGCGCCAACTCCTGCAAGTATTTGCATGACTCAGGTTGAGATATTGCCGAGAAGTAGCCAACTGTTTGCCGTGTATTGCACGACAGTTGCAACTGCATATTGACCGTTCGTTTTTGTTTTAGATCCAGAAGATACAAGCGTGACACCTGATGCTGTACCAATCGTGACTTGTGCTGTGCCAAGTTGAGCAATGTTTATTTGATCACCGACAGCAAACGCAACTGTTGCGTTCGTTGGGATTGTCACTGTTGCGGCTGCACCTGTGAATGTGACCAGTTTGCCGGTGTCGGTGAGTGCGAGTGTGTATGAGGTTGCTGTGCCTTGTGCATTGACTGCGAGGTTCGCTTCGGCAAGTGCGTTAGCCTGCGCCGCAGTGAATGTCTGTCCACTAGAAAACGATTGGCGAGCTGTCATAATTCTCCTATCCTAGTCCAACATCCACATCGTCAAGTGTGTCTTGATCGAGTATGAATGCGGTCAAGAGTTGTGCCTGACCGAGACCAAATCTTATCCGATGGTCGGATGGTGTGATGTCGTGTGCGACGGATTCAATGAACACTGACTCGGTGCGGGTAGCGGGTAGACCTTGGTCGTATCGCTTCGAAACTTGGATTATGTCACCGACATCAAGTGCTAGGACGGTCGGCCAGAGTGCTGAACCGCAAGCGTTCAGACTGGTTGAGATCTCGTTGAATCGGATCTTCGGTTCCTTGTATTTGTCCAACAGGTTCTGTGCCAAGGCTGACCCAGCCGCCAAAGTATCCAACGGCACACTTGAGAACGATAAAGTTTGTACACCATACTTGCCTTGACTGGTTGCGTCCGATACGACTTGTGCGGCTGTGCCACCATCGACATCTACTTGAACTCGATTGAATAGTGTTTCTTGACCGTATGCGACACCGATCGCCAAGATAGGAATATCGGTCGTAGCCGTACCGCCGAATGATGCGATTGCGGTTGAGAAGGTGAAATCTATGCGCGGATCAAAAGTTATTTTGTTTCGTCGATCCGCGAACAATCTACCGTCCTCAGCGACAGCAACCGCCTGCAACGCTGTGAGTGTGTTCGTGTTATCGGTGTAAGCGACCGTTCCGCATGTTGCGACACCTGTCGAGATGTCTCGTAACGCTGTTGAGAAGTTGACTTCTGGTCGGTCAAGGATCGCCGACACTCGCGCCGAGGTTAGTTGTGATGATGGTGTGAATGCGGTCAAGGCTGTGCGTGACAGCTCATACAATCCATCCGCAGCCACAATCGAAGCGAACGACAAGTTCGGCATCTCATAAGTGATATCAAGGTCGGTAATCGCACCGACGAATAATTCGGCTGTACCGGCAAGAACCTTGATTGCTCGTCTCGGTGCTAGGTCGAAGTCACCTTCATACCATGTCGAGGCGGTGTTTGCTGGATCAAAGAGTCGGCCTGATGCACGGTCGTCAGCCAAGATGCGACAAGTGCCAGGTTGGAACTGTTCGGTTTGACTTCCACGGCCACGCTGTATCCCGACCGCCAACACATACTCGGTTGCATCCACAAAGTCGGTTGAACCATCCAATACATCTGTGCCGTCAAGAGTTGATGAGTCAAGTATGAATGCGTCAGTGATTGCGCCGACATCTAGCAGAACCGAGTATGCCTGTCCCCACTTCAATGTTTTTGGCATGGTTACGCAACCGCGAACTCAAGGAAGTTGTTGCCAGCGATCCGTGAATATGACTGCAACACTTCCACAATCTGCCGACCAGCCTCAATACCATTCGTGCCGATGCCTGTATTGACATTGACCACCGTTGTACCACCACCAGTCGAAGTACCGCCACCAGTCGTTGTCGTAGGTGTCGGCACAGCCGGCAAGGTTGGGATAGTCAAACCAGTTCGGTTAGGCATAGTTGCTGCGGCATCGGCAACCTTCTTGATCGCCTCGGCGAGATTCTCATAGGCTTCCGTCTCACGCTCAACAGCATCAGTCAAACGATCTGATGCTTCCTTCTCTTTAATCTTCGCGTCTTCAACTGCTTCAAGAAGTTTGTTGTAAGTATCAGAACCGACAATCGCACCGCTCACCGCTTCGTTCAAAACAAGTTGTGCATCTTTCAGTTTGTTCGTTGCCTCAAACTCTGAATCGCTTGCATCGGCGACAGCCAACTTTGCTTGTGCCAAGTCAATCTCTGCCTGACGAATTGCTTGCGCACTGGATGTCGGATCAGCTCGAAGTTCAGCCAATACCTTCTCAGCGTCAGCAACCGCAAACACCGCTTCCTCCACACGGAATCCAGCCTGCGCAACAGTGCGTTGAGCCTGTGACAATTCCCGTTGAGCCTTCTTGGCCTGATCAGAATCTGCACCGAACCCATTGACCGCATCGTTCAATGCCTTCTGTTTGGCGAACACATCATCCTGTGCCGCTTTCAAATTGTCGGCGGCTTGCGCACTACCCTTCTGCGCATTGTTGAATGCCTTCTGTGCAGATGTCGAAGACTTCAACGCATCGGTGTACTTCTCGAACTTCTGTTTGGCTGTCTCAACCGTCTTGGCAACGCCACCACCAACGCTGATTTGTTCAGTTTCAACAACAATGTTTTTCTTGCCGGCAAGAACTTGTCGTTCTAGTGCGTCTGCTGTACCAATGATGCTTGGTAAGGCTCTTGCTTGGATTACTGCGGCTTGAGCCATAGATGCTCGGATGCTGTCAAATAGTCGAGGTGTGGCTTCAAGTGCGGTATTCAATCCTTGTTGTGCAGCTTTGAATGCCAATGATGCTGCGGTTGCTTTGACCGCTAAAATTGCATTGCCTGTCAATGCGGCCGTAAAGCCAACGGTCAATGCAATGGTTCGACCAAGATCAGCAAAGTTTTTCAAGAAGTTCAAGACCGCCAGAGTCATTCCTTCAAGAGTGTCAAGGAAGGTGATGCCAAGATCACCCATCGCATTGATTGCAAATCCGATGGCTTTGACTATGCCATATTCGCCAACATTATCTGCAAACGCGATAAGTGCTGGAAGGATGTTGTCTTGAATGAACTTGACCATCTTTTCAAAGAATGGCAATAGTGCAAAACCTATTGACTCAACTACTTCGCCGAGCGATGCTTGAAGTATTTTCATTCGGCCAGAGAATGTGTCGGCTGATGCCGCTGCCGCTCCACCAAACTGTGCTTCAAGTTGACCAAGTGCCGAAGTAAAGTCTTTACTTTTCTTTGTGTTCTCGTCGATCGGGACTCCGAGTTTGCTTAATGCAGTTACCTGACCAGAACTAGCTTTGCCAAGAGCAATCGTGACGCTTTCTAAGTCTTTGCCAGTTGCCGCTGAGATATCCAACGCAAGATTGAGGAGACGCTGTGATTGTGTTGCGTCACCTGTGGCTCGCGCTAGGTTTGCAAAGCCGTTGCGAAGATCTGTGTCGGCAACTCCGGTTGCGAGCATCGCCGAAGTAATGAACCGTTCAATGGCTTCGACTTGTAGTTTTGATGCGCCTGTGGTTCGTTCAAGTTGGCTAGCGAGTCTTCGTTGTGATTGTTCGTCTTCGGCTGCGGCCAATGCTGCGGCTGTTGCCGCACCAGCGACTGCTGTGAATGCGCCGACTGCAATGAATGCGGCTTTGCGCACTACATCAAATGCGCCACCTAGCGCATTGCCTACCGTCTTCATCTGGTCAAGAGTTCGTTCACCCTCTTTACCTAGTTTCTTGAATGCAGCGACAGCACCGTCGGCGTTGCCGAGAAGTCTTACAAGAAATGTGCGCTCACCTGCCATGGTGAACGCAATTCTACTCAGTCAGCGAGCATCCGTTTACGCAGTTCAGCCCACTCGCGTTGCATGTCCTTATGAAGCTCTTGTTGCGTCATGCCATCGTATTGCGACATATCAATCGGAGCAGACCACCACTTCGGGTCAAGAACACATCGCATCGGATTACCGCGACGAGGCTGACGAGTCGTGCGAATGTTTGGTGTGGAGAATGTGCGTGTCGGTGCTGCGATGTCGGTGATGGTTGGGTCAAGGAATCGCCAACCTGAATGATGTGTGCGGAATGGTTGACCTGCCTCATGCTGTGGCAAATAGAAGATACGCGCTGGGTCTTTGGTTGCTGGGTCGCCTTTGAGACGAAGTCGCTCATGTGTCTCATACCAAACCTCTTCCCAATTCTGCACCGGCACGGCCTGCTCGAATGGCACGACGATATGCCAGTGAGGATCGTCTTCGCGATGTGACCAGGTTGTGTAGGCAAAGTGTATATACGATCCAAGATCAGCCTGCTCGAATGCTTCGCCGTCAAGGTCGGCGACTAACGCCCAGATGTGTTGCACATTGCGATTACCACGAGTCGTGTACTCGCGATAGGTGACTGGCGAGTACAGCGAACCATCGGACTTGTTTGCTCGTTCCTGATGGTTGCTGAGCATCGCTGCAAAGTCCATCCAAGATGTTGCGATGGTCTTTGGGTAGACAGATTTGACTGATGGGAACCCGACGACTTCAAACATTGTGCAGAACCTCCTAAGTTCAGGATAGCGAATCCTGAGCCGAATGCAAGTATCAGCCGATGCCTAGTTCTTTGACCACACGGTCTATGCCTTCTAAGTATTCTTTGGCGATGGCGTTCTTGCGCTTGCGTACCGTAGGCCAAAAGAAGTAACCCGACTGACCTCGATGCCTCAAGAACTGTTTCGTGGTCGGTCTAGTACCGCCACCGAACTCCGCACCGAAGAACACATCGGCACGAGTCACCTTAGTTTTGCGTTTACTATTCGGACGAGACTTTGACACGAACGATTCTTTGCCACGCAACTTGATTGTCGGAATACGGTCATTGCTTGCCCGTAAACCTTTCGCGACCTGTATCGCCTGACTGGCTCGACTGACCGTGGTCGCTTCAAGTTTGACTTTGGCTTCCAGATCTCTTGCAATTGTGTAGGCGACTTTTTTGATTTCTTTGTTGAACTGCGGAGAAGCCTTCGAGAACTTGCGCAAAGTCTCAAACAAGTCTTTGACTACGACTGTGTTGCCTGCGACTGCTGCGGTGCCGGCACGACCGAGAGTGCCACCTGTATCACCTGGCATATTTGGGAATGCTGAGAATGCCATCACTTGATCCTTTGCGGTGGATTCATTTTGACACTCTTCCAGCGCAGATAGCCGAGCATCGTGTACAGCATTCTAGGTGATTCTTGTAGTAGCACCGATGGTGCGATGTGTGTCTCGCAGGCGAGGTATGCGATCAGCCAGTGGGCTGATGATTCTCCAAAGGGACGATCACCGCAGAATCGGTTCCAACCTCCACACTTTCAACTGTTTCAATCCATTCCTCAAACTTCAACGCGGTCTTCTTCGTGCGCTTCTCTGCATGCCACGCCAACCAAGCGAGGTCGGTGAGGCGTAGTTCTGTTTGGAAGTTTGCGACAGAACGATTCTTCTCGCCTTCAAAGGCGATGAAGTCTGCGAACTGTGCCGTGCATTTGCTGACGCCACCATTGAGTGCGGTGACTTCTAGATTGATTTTCATTCTTTCCTCCTGATTGTTTTGTTAAGAATTAAGCAGTTGCCTTGGTGATTGTTCCGCTGATTGGCCAAGTGACATCGGCTGTGTTCAATTCGCCGACAGCACCGTTGACTGGAGTCCATTCAGTGCAAAGAACCGAGAATGTGTAACTGGGGTTTGCTGTGCTTGGTGATGCTGTGCTTGCTTTAATCACCATAGTGACGGCAGTTGATCCGATCAACGGGAAGATCAAACCTTCAACTGATGAGTATTCATTATGCAGTGACAATGTCACTGAGTTATCGATGAGGCCTGCGACGCGGGTTACTGCGCCACCAGAGCCGAACGAAGTTGTTGGTACTTCGGCAGCGGTGGTCGAGAGCGTGATTGCAGCCACATCATTCGAAATATCTGTTCCGTTGAGACTGACTGTTGCGTTGGTGAGAACTAACTTTGCCATGATTATTTATCTCCTGCCGTGTCGGCGTTCGAGGTTGATTTATCCGCTACCGGAACAATGCGACCCGATTGCAGTAGAGAGTCTAGATGATCGACATCTTCGCCATCAATAGTGGATGGATATTGTTTACCCAACACCGTGAAGCCTTCAACCACCTGGAACTTTGCCATAGGTTTAAGCGTACACCACGACACGAAAGTCGACTGTCAGGTAGGTTGTGTCGTTCGCGTCAACTGTTGAGATGTTGGTTGCTTCTTCCACGATCAATGTTTGTGCGTATCCGCCGAGTGTCGGATCGGCTTCGATTGCGGCACGGATTCCATTGTCATACGACAGGTAGGTGTCCATCAGGTTTTGTGCTGTGCGTTCCGCTGCGCGACCGACGATGACGCTGACTGTGAAGACATGGGTTATGAGTCCGTTGCGCATCGCACCGTGATAGGTGATTGATTCGAGTGTCGGCCAGGCGATACCGCCGAGCGACGGGTTGACCTGGTCGGGTTGTTGTGCGTAGGCGCGAAGGTTCGTGATTGTTGCGAGACGGGTTTGTAAACCTGTTTTGAGTTCGGTGACTGTTGCGCTCATGCAAACATTCGCATTCGGCGATATGGCTCGACTAGTTGTGCGACATCTGGGTCGAGTGCGCGTGTCACTCGTATCGCACCCAAGTCTCCGAAGCCGGCAACGCCGAGCGGTGAATCGTAACGCTTGAAGATTCTTGACGCCTGAATGATGACGGCTTGTGTGATCGGCTCAGGCACAGACGGCCAACCATAAACTGCGGTCAGTTGTACTAATGCTTCCGAGCCGTAGTTTGCGTTTAAGGTTGGGAACAGATAGTCGCCGACTGCACGGATGCGTGTGTAAGGAACTGTCAGTCCATCCAAGATTCCGTTCACTGGTTCCAACTGATAATCGGTCGCTGACCATGTGACATCAAAGTTGCCGTCAGCCATAGTCGAAGTTTTGAGAGTTAATGTCGATGAAGAGATGTCGTCAATCTCGCATACATACTCGTCACCTGCGGTGAACACTCGTGTCGTCGCTGAACCATATGCCCAGAACTGTCGGTTTGCATAACCGTCAATGAGTCGACTGGCTGCACCGGCGCAGTTGTCTATGAGTTCGTCGTCTTGTGTGTCGGCTGTGCCGATTCTGAGCGCGGCTTTAATTTGATTTCTGGTCGCGTAACCATTGACGATACTCATAGGTTCCTATCCTACTCAACAATCAACAACTCAAGTGATGGCTGAAGTCTGAAGAATCTTACTCCATACAACTCACGCAACTTGTTGACAACCACACCGAACTGTTGACGCCAACCATCCATCGCACCATTCGACTTGCGATACCCAGCGAAGTTCTCCTGCCCATCAACAAGTCCGAGGTCAACACCGACAAGGTTGATTTGTGACGCACCCATATAGCAGGCAAGGTGCATTGCGATATGTGCCGAAGTGCCACCAGTAATCAGCACATCTGGGTCGGTCGGCCAGTCGGTATCAGGTCGCCAGAATGGTGCATGTGGTCGGAAGGTGATGTGATTACCTGACCCGACATGCGTCGCAGTCATGTCGCTTGCTTCCAAGTTCATGTCTGGTGTGACGAAGATTTGATGCGGGTTTGCAGCCACATTGCCCGCCACTACAGGATGATGAGTTGAATAGTTTGTCGCCGTATAGAAGTCTTCAAGTCCGAACACGAATCCAACCTCGTTGATTGCGACCACAGTTTTGCCTTCGAAGAACTGTGGTGTCACCCATCCCATACTTGGACCAGAACCACACACCCAAACCTGTTCACCTTTGTGGCGATCTTTCAAGTCTTGGAGAATCATTCAGCCAACTTCGGCGGCCAATCCTCACCAGGCACAACCCGACCCGACTTCAACAACCCACAGAAGTTAATCACATCCTGCTCAGCCTGATGATCAGACTGTGCCGTCAACGCATCATCATGTCGAACCCAAGTCCACACACAACGCGAATCAAACGATGCCTGAACATTGTGTGAACGCATCTCGCACCAATGAACCCAGTCAACATATTTGTGGGAACGGTAAGGAATCTTCAACCAAGTTTTGCGACGAATAACCGCAAGCCCTGGCATACCGTTGTTTCGCATATTGAGCAGGTTCTGATATTGGTCAGGTGTGCCGTAACACAAACCGCCATTCCACCGACCGCGCACATTCACCGCGTCACCTTCAAGAATCAAACCGTCAAAGAAGTTTGCGTCCATCAGGTCATCGACTGGCAGATGTGTACACCATTCGGCTGTTGCTTCACGCACACCAACATTCACACACGGCCAGATCCGATCATCCCAATATGGGACAACCTTCCACCAGTCAGGCACATCAACTCTGGCGGTCGTCACCAGAATCACCTCTTGCGGTTTGACCGTCAACGCCTCAATGGATGCAACAAAGTTCGCACCGAACCGATCCCAATAGTTTTGCTCGAATGGTGAGATGATTGCTACCGGCGACGGTACCACGACAACGGAGCCTTCCCTTCACGAATCCACTCAATCCATGAATCATCCATTTGTACTTCGATCAACTGTTCGCCGCGTATCGAGCGACCGATCCGATAGTTCTCAGCCATGAATCCTTCAGGGTCATCGACCATAAGTTCTTGGTGGGAGAAGGATCGCATTTTGTTCGCAGCCCATTCAGGTCCACCCATCCACGACACATGCCAACCTGATCGCAGGTTCGGTAGCCGTTCACGATTCGAGCGTATGTGTTGCGCACCACCAGCGCGTTGACCGTAAGGTCCTGCAACCATTGTGTGTTCGTCCGATAGACGCCAATAGGCGGACATGACTAGACGCTTCATGATGTAGCCACGCCAACCTTCTTTCAATATCTCGATGTCGGCTGGGTTCCATATCTCGTCACAGTCTGCGACCGTCACAATGTCTTGTGCTTCTGGTGAGAATTGTTGTAGCGCGACAAACAGGTGGTCGCGTTGTGCGTGTTCTGCGGCCCAGCCAAGTTGATACGGGTTTGGTTCAAATGTTTCGTAGTGGATTTTGTCTCGCCATTTGTACAGCCTGTCAAGGTCTATGCCGTGTGGTTTGGGTTGACCCATAAAGGTCGTGGATGATTCGACGATGATGACCTTGTCTACGACTTCGCCGATCTCTGATAGTCGACATTCGAGCATGTCGTGTTCTTGGTTGAACAGGATGCAATCAAAGACTCTCATCAGCGTGTCTCTCCTATTAGCAGTATGCGGTTGTCGTTCATCACAATCTTCGTGTCAATGGAACAATGTTTCTCAAACTCGGCTTGCAAACTTTGTATGTCCGGCACACACCATTGAGTCTTCAACGGGACATACTCGTGGACGATAAGCCAGTCGCATCGCTTTGCTGTTTCGGCGATCACTTGTTGCCAGTCGGGTTGCATGTACAAGGTTTGCGACATGACCGCACAATCGTATTCACCTGACTTCGCTGCGGTCAGACCATCACCGACACGAAAGTCGATACCAGGGTATGACGCTTTTGCTTTGCGTATCGCGGTTGGCGAGATGTCGTAGGCGACAATCTTTCGGTTGCGTAACGCCATCAGATGTGTTTGTGTACCTTTGCCGCAACCAATGTCAAGAATCGTGTTGAACGAGAATGCGTTCATCGTTGTTGAAAGAAGGCGGTATCCCATCGGTCGCAGATCCGACTGATACCAGGCATCAAACTCTTCGGCGTCCTCTGCTTGGTACATCGCTTCGACATCGGGATGTTCGCCGAGATACTTGTGGTATTTGGCCATCAATCCCAACTCAGGTCTAGTCGGCGTTGCAGATCCCATTGACCTGCGTCAAGTCGTGCGTTACGCAACTTGAACAGTTCGTGGTTCGAGTTGAATGTCGCCGAGTTCTTTGCCTGATAGGCGACATCGGATAGAAGTGTTGACGAGTTGTCGTGCATGATGATGTCTTGTGATTTGCGGATTGTTTTGCCGAGACGCACAGCGCGACGCTCATAGTCGTTGTCTTCGAAGTAGGCAGGATGGAATGCTTCACAGAACAGACCGACATCTTTGACGACGCTTGAACCGATCCATGCACAAGCCCATTCTGGTGAACCTGTCAGATGTATCTCGTTCGGGTAGCACTGTTCCCAGAATTGTTCAAGTTTGTTTGGCATGAACCAGGCGTCCGAGTTGAGAAGAATCCAACCAGATGCGAACGGTGTCATCTTGATTCCAAGATTCCAAGATGTCGCCACACCAAGATTGCTTGGCATGTCCAAGATGTAGGTTTTGCCGTGCCGACTGTGGCGTGGCATCACCAAACAATCCTCTTCGATCTTGCCTCCGTTGTCGATGATGATGATCTTGTCGACTGGGAAGTCGAGTGAATCTATGCAGCGTTCAAGTAGGTCGTATCGGTTTAAGACTGGGATGATTACGACCGGCACCATGCGGACAACTCCTTCATTACAGGCTTCCAATACTGCTCAAATACGGTGTCGGCTCCATACCCTTGGGCATGGGTTATGGCGTCCTGAGAACGGCTCCTAGGCGCGTTATAGGCCGCTTTGAGGGCATTCACGATGTCAGGGACATTAGGTGTGAAGAACCATGAGCGTTGCGCCGCATCCCACCAAGGCTGACCCTCAACCGTCCAACCTTCACCAACCAGCTCAGGTTGTGCCGTAAAGTTTGAGACAATCACACGACAACCGCAAGCCTGCGCTTCGATGACAGGTATACCGAAACCTTCACCCATCGAGCAAGCCAACAGAACATCGGACGCCGTGTACATCGCAGCCATCACATTCTGTGGCATGCCGTGCCGATAGGCGTACTGGTCAACGACTTTATATTTGTCTTTTGATATGCCGACCGCATCCAACAATGTCGGCAGGTTGATACCAGCCATCGCACCATCAGGCTCGGTGTACAGATACAGCACCGCATCAGGATGATCTTTGGCGAAGATCGAGAATGCAAGAATGTTCTCGGCCCAAGCCTTACGGGCAGGTTGCGCACCTTTGTTCGTCGCAACCATCGACACCACGAATCTGTCTTCTTCCCAACCCATGAACTCTCGGCCAGTCATCTTTCTGCCATTCGCCAAAGTCACCGACTCGGTTGGCTGAAACACAGGTTCGATTGCGTGAGGAACATAAAGATGCTCGACACCTGCCAAGTCAAACATTCGTGAACCAAACTTCGACATCGCGATTGGTTTTACATTGTCGCGCTCACACCAAGCCAACACATCTGGCGGTGTCGGCTGATGATCGATAGGAACCCATGACGCGATGTTCTTCCAAGTTTTCAACGATTCAGATTTCAACACCCACACATCAAACAAAGTCATCATCAATGTCGGTGTCGACAGATCTTGGTTCGCCCATTCCATTGTGTGTGCGACAAGTACATCGTCGCTGTATGCAGCCAATCCTTGCGGATAGATTTTGAAACCATTCCAAACCGATGACGAACCCGCAAGTCCGTACATTGCGTGGACCGCTACTTGGTGGCCTTCTTTCGCGAGCCTTTGGATGACTTGTGCGGTTTGTTGTCCGTATCCTGTGGCACTCCAAGGTGCGTTGCTATACCAGAGGACTCGGAGTCTGTCGGGATTGGCAGGTCGGATGTTTCCAACAAGTGCGCTACGCCCGCTCGGAGCAAACGCTCCGCTAAATATCCCGGCATCTCCACCGGTCGTCCTTTGACTATTACTTTTTCCCACATGATCCTCCTAAGTTTAGTGCAGATACAGGAAAGCCTCGGCAAGTCCTGCACGACCTTGCCGAGGCTTAATCCTAGTCACAGTCCTTGCGGACTGTCATGTCTGTTATCGGTTGCTCTAATTAAGCAGCGTTACCGATGAAGTGTTTGACATGTGATGTTTGTGGCAAGTTGCCGTCAACACGCATTGTTGCGCGGAAGGTAACAAGGCCTGCGTTGAATGCGTAGTCATCGCTGCGATCCAACTTGATGCCGCCAACTTGACGAACATAGTACGAAGGAAGGTGTCCGAAGATTACCGACTTCGCGCTAAGTCCTGTGTCAACGATTGCTGGGTTCTCGTAGACCGGGTAGCCCAAGAGCAAGTCTTGTGCATCGGCGTTGAGTGCAGGCGAGAATACGTAATTCCCGGCTGTGTCTTTGAGAGAGCGCATCTTCGCGATTGAAGACGAGTTCATCTGGAAGCCCGAACCAGCCAAACGACGACCTGCTGTGTCTACCGAGTAGACCAAGCTGATCAAGTTGTCTGCTGTGAACGCACCCGACACACCCGTTCCGCCAGTTACGCCGGCAGCAGATGCTGCGACGATACCTTTTGGTTGGTTTGTGCCTGTACCAGTTGTCAATGCTGCGTTGACTCGGTAGCCGAGTTCGTTGCCGACTTCGGTTGCCAAGAATCCGAGGATGTCAACACCGCTGTCTTCGATCAACTCTGTTGAGAGTTGCACGAGGAACGAATACTTGTATGCACCCAAGGTGATGAACGAGTTGAATACCGGATCGCTCTCAGCGATTGCTGTGCCTTCACCAGTGATTGCCGCAGTTGAATACTGAGCAAGCGATGGAATCTGAAGGTTCTCACCTGATGCCGTGTTCAAGATTGTTGAAGTCTGGAGCATCGGACCAACATGACGAGCAAGCATGATGACTTGGTCGTAGAACGATGTTGGTACTGGTGAACCAGTCGAAGTCTTTACGACATCGCGCTTTTCAAACGAGTGTGAACGGATCTCGCCTTTTGCCATCGAGCGGATGACATCGGCATCTGAACGAACACCGCGTGGTGCGTCAGCGACAGGACGAACCTGGTCTGCGAACTCGCGTGTTGCTGCATCCAAACGAAGTTCACGAGCCTCATCGGCGCGGAGCTTCTCGATTGTTGCTTGGCGATCCTCAAGTTCTTTGCTGATGCGCTCGTATGACTGTGATTCTTCTGCTGTCAAGTCACGCTTTTCTGCGGTTGCAACATCAAGAATCTTCTTTGCGGCTTCCCATGCTTTTGCACGGGCTTCCATTTGTTGTTCGATAAATTGTTTCATGATTTCTCCATGAGTAGTAGTTGATTGGGTATGCGCAGGAAGGTTGTATTCCGATGGCGCGGGACGCTGACCAATCTCTAGTCGTAGCGGGACGCTTACCGACTCAATGAACTATAGACGAGAATCTAGAAGTTTTTCAACAATTCAAGTTTTTTCGCCAACAAGTTTACCGTGTGAGGAACTTTGGCTGGTTCGGCACGAAGTTTGCTGACCGCATTCGACAACAGATCAGCCGACTCATCCGACAAAGTATTGCCAGATTCGAGCATCGTGATCGCTTCGGCGAGCTTGTCTGCGTCAACACCTGTGCGCTCTGCGAGCATGTCAAGAGAACGGACTGAAGCCGATGTGGCTTTGTAGGCAGGGAAGCCTGTAACGACCGAGACTTCGTGCAGACGAACTTGGCGTAGTTCGCGGGTCATGCCATCATCTGACCATTTGTCTCCACCGGCAGGAACCGAGAAGCCGAACGACATCGAGTCGACATCGCCTCGTTGCATGAGGACGCTCAGGTCACGGCCAACGGTTGTGTCTGGCAGATCGGCGTTCACCAACAAACCTTTTGAATCTTCTTCAAGTCGCAAAGTCTTTGATCGTGTCGAAGCGAGAAGCATCGACGAATCATGGTTCATGTACATCTTGATTGTGTTGCGACCTTTCAACGATTTGCGGAATGCACCTGGTGCGATTCGCTCGATGAACGGTAGTGGTTCGGAGTCTGAGTTGAAGACTGCTGCGTAACCTGTGAATGACATTCCTTCACCAGTCGGACCTGCGCGAAGTTCAAACTCGTTGACATTGATGCGGCGTGTCTCAACCTTGTTGTCTTCCATGCCTGGAATGTTAGCAAAGTATTCAGTCTTGGCGCGATGAAACGAGAACAATCCTCGTTCGTCTTTGATCGCGTTCGCTTTACGCTCGAACCAGTCTCGTGCCGGTTGCGGGTTCAACGGGTTGATTCCCCACAGATAGTGTGCGACCGCACCCGCACCAGGGAACTGGTCGTTGCTTGCATCAGAGTTCTTCGGTGCTTGCAGGTCTACCGAGTGTCGTTGCGCCCAAGCATTCGCACGGATCACTTTGTCTTCCGTGATTTGGCCTCGTGCCATGTCTCGTGCTTCACGAACGGTTCTATCGACCAGCCCTTCACCCGCGAGACCTTGACCGTAGTAGTCCAATCCTTTTCTTGCCGCGCTGCGAATGTAGACAGGTATCTCAAGAGATACTTGGCGAACCGACTCTTCTTCTTCTTCTTCTTCTTCTTCTTCCATTTCTTCTTCGTGTGGTTGCCATGCGTTGCAATAGAATCCGCCGTCGACATACTCATCCCATCTTTCGCACCATGCTTTGAGATTGTCGCCTTCGCCTTGCACATTGTCTTCGTCGTAGAAGTGACAGTTCCCGCAAGCACGACCTTCAGGAACATCAGCCGAAAGCGCAGGCCGATAGTTGTCAGGTAACGCACGGTCAGCCGCCGAATACTTCGGATGATCAACATGCAACAAATCATTGTCTGTGATGTAGGCAGGATTCTCTGGACGACCAACACGACTCAAATACATGAACGCATTCACTCGCGCCATCGCCCATTGCGCACGACCAATACCAGGACGATGCGAAGTTGAATACGCACCAGCACCGCGACGATACACAGACTTCAAAACACCGAGCGTCACACGAGTCCACACAGGACGATTCTCTGCATCCATCTTCTCGTTGTGATCGGTCACTTTGTTTCGCAACGCCGTCTCGGTTGCTTCATTGATTTCTATCCCGCCTTGCTTACCTGCCGCCGACCCAGCAGGATTCTTGTCGCTACCTGTGATCTGATCTGATGGTGGTGCCGGTGCGCGTTCACCACCTGGTTCCATATCCTCGGCAATAGACACGGCGACCATCTGATCGATCGCATCTTGTTTAGTCGAGTGGCATCCGATCACTTCACCATCTTCTTTGATGGTTGCCCACCCAGAACAGTCTGGTGATTTGTCGGTGATGAAGTAAGGCATTACGGAGTGATCAATGCGTAGGAAATTATGTGACCGGCTTTGGTGGATATTGCATACATGCTTTCGCTTGGATACATATCGAAGTCTTCGGATGCGCTTTTCGCTAGTGCATGACCAGCGTTCACTGCGACTGATGCGTTGCCGATAAACACTGTATCGGTGTTGTCAAGATTGCTGATATGCAAAGTGCCTGGATTGACTCCAGCGTGACTGACAAGTGTTGCTGCTGTTCCGACCGTGATTGCTCCGTTATTGATTGGCATAATTGTTACCTCAGAGCATCAATAATAGTTCAGCTTCGTCATCAAGAATACTGAATGCAATTTCGGCTGTCGCCTGCGAACTCATCCCACCAAGAACAGTTGACGAAACCGCATAGCGTTTCTTCGGTTCAATCACAGGAACCTCGACTGGTGGCATCTCGACTAGCGGTTCAATTTTCTTGCGTGGAGTTGTTGAATAAACTCTGCGACCACCAGACGGCGCAGGTGTCGGCTCAGGTTCTGGCGGTGTCGGTACCGAATTAACTGTCGCGACAAGACCACCGAGACTTGCTGTGGCTACTGCTTCTTGTTCGACTGCGGTGATCGCCGAAGCGACAAGTCCGCCTAGGTTCGCTGATGCTGTCGCAGGTAGTGCGACTGTGGCAGTGGCCGAAGAAGCAACACCGCCAAGGTCAGCCGAGGCTGTCGCTGGATGTGTGACTGTTGCTGTTGTCGAACTTGCAAGACCGCCGAGAGTTGCTTCGGCTGTGGCTTCAGTTGTGACGATGACTTGTGCAACTTCGGCGACAAGTTCACCGAGCAAAGCCGAAGCGGTTGCGAAGTGTGTGACGCTCGATGTCGCGGTCGCCGACATTGCGCCGAGTGTGGCTGTGCCGGTCGCAGTTGTTAAGAACTCTGCACCGTCAAGAACTCGTGTGCCGTCAAGTTGACTGCTGTCAAGAATGAATGCCTGACCGCCATCAAGACCGTAGGTTGCGTCGTTCAGTTGGCTCGTGTCGAGCAGGAATCTTTTGACCGCCATCGCGGCCTACTAACTAGCGACAGTTAATGATGCAGACAGATTGCCTGATGAGATTGTGTAAGTGTCACCAGCGGTGTATGCGTTGCCTGTGATCGTGCCAGAGAATAAGAAGTTTCCTGCCGAGATGTTGTCCCAAGCGGTGAAGTGTGTTGCGTCCTGTGAACCTGCGATATTCGTCCAACTGATATCGGCGTCAGATGTGATCGCACCAGCGGACGCCGCACCGAACGAAACAGATTTGCGTGTCGTCTCGGTCGCAGCATTCGAAGTGCCGTTCGCACCTGGATCACCGACATGAAGTTTGATATACACGGTCGCAACCGAATACGAAGTTGCGTTGCCGAGCGCGTCAAGGAACGAGTTGCAAAGATAAGCCGATAAACCTGTAGCCATTACTCTTCAACCCTTTCAGTGATTGTCAAGATTCTACCTTCGGCGTCACGCTCAACAGTTCGCACAGTCGGCTTGTTCTCAGGCACATTCACACGCACCACAGTTTCAGGAACATTGATCACAGGTGCAGCAACACTCACATTCGCCGGCGGAACATTCACCACGACCTCAGGCATCGTCACATTCACATCACGCTGGTTCACATCGTAGGTTGATGCTGGTTCGGTGACTTGTTGCAACAAGACTGGTGCGACACCTGTGTGCGCGATCGGCTCGATGTCAAGTGCTTTCAACACTGATGCGGGTTCGAAGCCTGCGTTGATGAGGCGTTGAGCCATCATTGTTTTGCGGTCAAGTTCTGTGAGTCCAGCCGCAGCGAGATCGACATTGGCGAGAGGTACACGGTAAGCATCGCCGCCTTCGGCTGGTCGGAGATCTTCGAAGCGTCGCACATCGTTGATTGACAGCCAACCAGCTTGCAGACCTGATGAGTATCCTGCGACACGCGAACCGAAATCGCCGCGCATCAAACCATCAAGGTTGAACTTCATGAACGCACCATTGGTGAGAAGTTTGTTTGAATAGCCATCTTCAATCTTGGTGACATACGGTCGGAGTGTGTGCATCACAAAATGAATCCCGTTCATCTCGACCGAAGCGTATGCTTGCGCACCTGACTGGATTACACCAGCCATCGATGGTGGTACACGGAATGCGCGAAGAATCTCTTCGACTGCGAACTGTCGTGATTGTAGGAATTGTGAGTCGTCTGGTGCGACCGAAGTTGTCGTGTATTTCGCACCGCCGAACAGGATGCCTGGTCGGTGTGAGCGTCGCAAACCTTTGTGACCTTCTTCGAATCCGTCAACAAGCGACTTTGCTTGTTCGCGGGTCAAGTTGCCTGGGAACTCGATGATGCCAGAAGTGTGCGAACCTTGACCGAAGAATCGTGCAGCGAACTCTTCAAGAGCTTTCGACAAACCAAGATTCTCTTTCACAAGTTCGATGCGTGAACGGCCACGAAGATCGCCAGGTAAACGCAACTCGGACAGATGAATCATGTCATCATGCTCGATGATGTACTGATTGTCGTAAACATAAATAAGTCGGCGTGACTCGTCGCGCTTCACTTCAACTTTCAAAGGATTCAACACAGCCAAACCAGCAACACCGGCATCGTCACGAATGATGCGCGTGAACGAATTACCGTTCAACAGCATCGAGACAAGCACCTGCTGGAAGTGGTCGGTGCGTGACACACCGATCTCAGGCATGTCAACCCATTCAGGTCGTGGTCGATACGGTCGGCGGTCACCGTCGACACGGATGTAGGTATCGACTGGCAGAGTTGATATAGAGTCGGCGATAAGTCGAACACACGCATACACGGTTCCGATCTTCAACGAATCTTCTTGCGTGACTACCGTGCCAGAGTTTGTTGTGAATTGGAATGCGTCACCTGCGGCGAACAGCGACTGGAACGAGATTGCTCGCTCCTCGGTGCCTTGTGTGAACAGTCTTGACAGCATTATTTATTATCCACTTTCTTTGACCGTTCCCATGCCAAGGTGAATGCAAGCATTGAAAGTCCTACAAAGATTAGCCCAAGCGGAAGAGCAATGTAAAATATGCCCAACGCAATCAAGAACACCGACACCATCTCAAGAATTAGAATCATCATCTCTTCACTCCTAAACTACGAAGAACCCAGGTTGCTGAACACTTTCGGCTCTTCTCGTTGCACGATCAACAGCCATCGCCAATGCTATCGCAGCATCAATCTTGCGTTTCGACTTACCCTTCGACAACCGCCAACCCATATCCGTTGACCGTTGCGCAGCCGACAACACCTGATCAGCAAACACAGGATCACCATTGTGTGCGATCTTCTGATTCACAATCATCTCATACAAAGTTCCGCAAGCCGGAACCATACGCGCAGTCGACTGGCTGAACTCAACCATCGTGAACCCTTCATCGGACATCGCTTCGGCTGAACGCTGAAAGAACGCTGGGTCATAAGCGAACTCTTGCACCGTGTATTCGCGACCGAGTTCACGGATGTGTTGCTCGACTGCGGCCACATCCATCACACCACCATCAGGATGCCAAATCTTCGCACGAACAACAATCCGACCAGACTCCTGCGGTTGCGCAACCACAACCGCAATCGAGTCATGCTTCAACGCCATATCAATGCCGACGAACACAGGAATGTTCGGATCAAGTTCATCCTCACTGCGACAAAGTTCCCAGGCTCCTTTCGGCAACCACGACTCACCATCGGTACGAACCCACTGATTGAGCCGGTATCGGCGATAGGCGACTTCGGCTGTTTGCATCATCGAGATCTCCATATCCTCGATGTCAAGAAGTCCTTCAGCCAAGTTCGGGTTAGCGATATTCCAAGCATCACGATCCGACACCTCGCATTCTGCTGGTGCTTCCCACCACCAAAATCCGAACCGCTCATCAACCTGATCGCCTGAGATGACCCGCTTGCCGTAGTTGTAAAGAGAACCGCAGATCGTATCCAAGTCAAAACCTGCCGTGGTGATGGCCACAATGTTCGGATCTTTACGCGCACCAGAACCCAAAGTCAGCGCATCCCAAAGTTCGGAGTTTGGCTGCACATGCAACTCATCAAACACAACCGTTGAAGGATTCAAACCCTGCTGCAGTTTCGCGTCGCTCGATAGCACACGATAGATCGCACCAGTCGAAGGAACCTCAACAACATCGCGATACACCTTGCACACACCCGACAACGCAGGCGACTGAGTGATCTGCCACTTCGCCTCATTGAACACAACCCGCGCCTGCTGTCTGTCACCCGCCGCCGAATAAACCTCGGCACCAGGCTCACCTTCGATCAGACCGTATAGTGCGATGAGCGAACCGAGAAGCGACTTGCCGTTCTTCCGAGCCAAACCAATCAGACTGCGACGGTACCTGAGCAGACCATCATCACGACGCTCATACAATCCGTCAAGAAGTGCGACTTGCCAGTTGGTAAGAATCAAAGGCTGACCGGCACGAACACCCTTGCTCACATGCAAGAAGGTTCGAGCAAAGTCAACGACTTTGTGACCGTCAGACTTGCTGTATAACTTCGGCGTCGACCAAGTTGGAGTTCCTTTGTCGATATGCGTCAAGCTCATTTGCCACCCTTATCTCCGCCAAGCCCAGTCTCGCACGATCGCTCGGAGTGAAACCAAGCAAACTCAACCATGCTGTACATTGCGCGTCCATCTGTTCTATCTGCTTCACCGCAGGATGAGTCACACTCTGCCCATTCGGCGAGGTA